CACGGTCCCGCAGAACGAGGCGGCGTTCATCCAGGCGATGCAGCTGAACGCCACCCAGATCGCGGCGATCTACGGCGTGCAGCCTTACCGGGTTGGCGGTACCCGCAACGACGGGCTCACCTACTCGAACGTCACGATGAACCTGCTGGACGAGCTGATCACCACGCTGCGCCCGTGGCTGACCCGGTGGGAGCATCTGCTGACCACTCTGCTGCCCGCCACCCAGTACGTGAAGTTCGATGTCGATGACCTGCTGAAGATGGACCCGCACACCCGCACCGAGGTGTACCAGATTCAGCGGAACATCGGCACGCGGACGGTCAACGAGATCCGGGCCGACGATGACAAGCCGCCGATCTCTGGTGGCAACGAGCCGATCCCGCTGCCGGTGCTTCAGCGCATGGTGGCCACCACGCGCACTATCCCCAAGAGCTACATCCCGCAGGTGGAGATGGAAGCGCAGCTGATCGCCGACCTGATCCTGAAGATGGAGCAGGACAACCCGGAGATGGTCAACCCGATGACCGCCGGGAAGCCGCCGCTCACAGCCTCCCCGGAGCAGTACCTGGCGAAGCTGATCACCCAGGTCCGCTCGGGCCAGATGTTCGGCCCGCCTGATGGCGAAGTAGTTGGCAGCGACCGCAAGTCGGCGGTCACTATGCTCCAGACCTACGGCCGGCTGGGTCACCTGACAGCCGAGCAGGTGACGGAGAAGATCGCCGCCGTGAGTGCGGCAAGGACCACGGGTGAGCTGGCACAGCTGTTCGAGGGCCTGCCGCACCTGACCGATGGCATGGCACCATCGGTGCCGCGCCGGTCGGACTTCGGGCCGGCTGAATACCGCGCCTCCGACACTGACCGGGACCATGCCCGCGAGCTGCTCGCCGTCCACGCGACGGCGGGCCGTCTGCGCGGACATGAATGCGATGAACGATCCCGTAAGGCGTCGGAAGCCGTAACCTGCGGAGATCTTGATACATTGTTCGCAGATCTTCCCGTCGTGGAGCAGGCCGCATCCCGGCGGGAAGAGGACCGCAGCGGGGACGGTGAGCCCCTGTTCGGGCCGGCCGCGCTCACCCTGCTGCGGAGCAGGGCGGAAAACTTTATCCCGGCGGCCAAGGCTGCCATGAATGGGAAGGCGCACTAATGGCGGCCATCTCCACTTCCGAGGCCAACGACCTCCCGGACAGTGCCTTCGCTTACATCGAGCCGGGGGGTACTAAGGATCAGGACGGGAAGACCACGCCCCGCTCGCTGCGGCACTTCCCCGTCCACGACGCCTCACACGTCCGTAACGCCCTCGCCCGCGCCGGCTCGTCCCCGTTCGGGGAAAAGGCGATGGCCAAGATCCGGACGATGGCCAAGAAGTTCGGTGTCCACGTCGGTGAGTCCAGCCTGTCCCGCGACTACGAGCGGCGCGAGGTGCGGATCACCAGCCAGTTCCGTGACCTGGACCGGCCGATCGAGATGCGCGACATGGGTACCGAGGGCAAGTGGATCGGCGGCTACGCCACCGTGTTCATCCCCCGCGAGTCGAAGAACCTCGGCGGCTTCAAAGAGCGCGTCATGCCAGGGTTCTTCAACGAGGTGCAGTCACGCGGCTGGAAGAACGTCGATGACGGCACCGGGGTCGTCTGCCGGTACAACCACGACTCGAACATGGTGCTTGGCACGACCGACGCGGACACACTGCGGCTCGGGCCGGACCGGATCGGGCTCGACTACATGGTGAAGCCGCCTGAGTCCCGCGCCGACATCCGCGAGCTGGTCGAGCGGCGCGACATCCGGTACTCGTCCTTCGCGTTCCGCTGCCACCCAGGCGGTGACGAGTGGGACTGGCGCGACGGCCTGGCGCTGCGGACCCTGCATTCGGGTGACCTGATCGACGTGGCCCCGGTGCTGACTCCGGGTTATGGCGACACCACTTCGATGCTGCGGGCGTTCGACGCGGCCCTGTACTCGATCGCCGACTACGTCCAGGCTGAGGTCGAAGAGGTGCGGGCGTTCGCCGCTGACGACGATCTGCGCAAGTTCTTCGTCCGCAGTGACCGGCCCACCATGCCGGCTGCTGGCCCGCGCAAGGGACTGTTCGGCCCGGCCGCGCTCACGCAGATCCTGATGCGCCGGCGCGACCAGTGGGACGAAGAGGGATAGTTGCGGATCGCCTGCTTCTACACCGATCTGCACCCAGCCTGTAAGAACGCCCTCCCGGCGGATACGGAACTGGTGTGGACCGGCGACGGCGACGACGCCTACTGGCGGGAGATCAGTAAGCGCTGGGACGGGTCAGATGACCTGCTGATCATTGAGCACGACATCGAGATCCACGATCAGGTGCTCTCCCAGCTCGCGTCCTGCTTCGGGGACTGGTGCGTGTTCCCATATGAATACGGTCCCCGGTGGGACGAGGCACCACTGATCAACAAGGCGCTCGGCTGCACCAGGTTCTCCGCTCAGCTCCAGCGCGAGTTCCCCACGGAGAAGATCGCGCTGAGCGTGTCGCTCACCTATGGGCTGCCGCCAGTGCCGTTCTGGCATTCGTGTGACCTGTATATCCGCCGCGCCCTCACCCGGGCCGGCGTTAAAGAGTGTCAGCACCGGCCCCTGGTGACCCACCACAGGGGCAGAACGCTGGTGTAAGATCGCCATCAGGACGGAGTAGGCCATCCCGTCCTGGATAGGCCGCAGGGCCGGGGTAATTCCCCCGCCTCCTGGCTGGAGCCCGCCGGGGATCACCATCCCTACGGGCTTCAGGAGGAGCCGATGGCCAGCGAGGTCACCAAGCGCCTTCGGGACCGCCGCCTCAACGTCTGGGAGCAGTGCAAGGCACTGGCAGACACGGCGGCGACCGAGAACCGCGCATTTTCTGCGGAAGAGCAGGGCAAGTGGGACGTCCTCAACGAGGAAATGGACACCCTCGACACCCGCATCAAGGCAGCGCTCGACGCTGAGCAGCGCTCCGCCGAGGCCGACCAGGCGTTCAACCGCCTGCACGCCGACGCCGAGGGCAAGAAGATGGCGAAAGACCCGGCCATCAAGATGCTCAACACCGAGCTGCGCAAGTTCCTGCTCGGCGACAGCCGGGGCAACGCGCCTGGTGGGGCCTACGAGGTGGCCCGCCCGGACAACAGCCGCATCAACTGGAACTACGGCCCGGTCAACCTGGCCGAAGTCCGCAGGGCAGAGGCTGAGTACCGGACCCTGGTGTCCACCAACGCCGGCTCGGGCGCGAACCTGGTCCCGACCGACTTCTACGACCAGCTGATCGCCCACCTGATCGAGGTCAGCGGCATCCTCCAGTGCGGCCCGACCGTGCTGAACACCGCTGGCGGCGAGAACCTCCAGATCCCGAAGACCACGTCGCACTCGACCGCGACCGCCGTAGCTCCCCAGGCGGGCACGCTGGCGCAGTCCGAGCCGCAGTTCGGCCTGGTCACCCTGGGTGCCTTCAAGTACGGCATCCTGCTCCAGGTCGCACGCGAGCTGCTAGACGACAGCGGCGTGGACCTCGTGGGGTATCTGGCCATGCAGTCGGGCCGGGCGCTGGGCAACAAGTTCGGTTCCGACCTGGTGACCGGCACCGGCACCACGATGCCAAACGGCCTGATCTCCACCGCAACGGTGGGCGTCACCGGCACCACCACTGGCAAGGGCGGCGCTGCCCAGTACGCCGACCTGGTCAACCTGGAGTACAGCGTCATCGCTCCCTACCGCCAGAGCAAGTCCTGCTACTGGCTGGCGAGGGACGCGGCGATCGGTGGCTTCCGGCTGCTGCTGGACGGCCAGTCGCGGCCCATTTGGGAGCCGAGCATGGTGCTCGGCAGCCCTGACCTGCTGCTCGGCAAGCCACTTGTGGCGGACCCGTTCATGCCGGCGGTGGTCACTGGTGGCAAGTCGATCGCATTCGGCGACTTCTCCCAGTTCTTCGTCCGCATCGTCGGACCGGTCCGGTTCGAGCGGTCGGACGACTTCCTGTTCGGCTCGGACCTGGTCGCCTTCCGCGCCCTGATCCGTGGCGACGGCACGCTGGTCGACCAGACCGGCGCGGTCAAGCTGTACCAGGGCAACGCGGCGTAGTTCGTGAGTCCCCGCCCGCCCTTCCAAGGGGCCGGCGGGCGGGGACTCATCACAGGAGGATTAACATGGCACGGTACGACAGCAGCTCGGTGAACGAGCCGGGCCAGTACCCGACTACGGCGTGGAGCAACTTCGGCCTGCCCGAGCAGAACTTCGGCTCGGGCGCACCGGGCAGCTCTCCCACCTCCAGCCTTGACGACGTGGGTGACACGAACGAGCCTGGCCAGTACCCGGAGCGGGAAACCTTCACGGGTGTGGCGCTCGGTGGCACGGGAGCACCGGGCAGCCAGGGCGTGCCCGTGCCCAGCTGGAGTCCCGGCAGTGGCGGTGACTCGGTCGTTTACAGCCAGCCAACGTTCTACAAGGGCCAGCGCGACGCCGGCACCTACAACACTGACGAGAACGCCGGCAACCGCGAGTCAACCGCCAGGGGGTCGGTCTCTGGCGAGGCCGACTGGACCCAGGCGAACGACAACTCCTACGGCCCTGGCTGGAACATGCCCGGCGTCGAAGGCAACACGCCCACCCCGGGTTCGGGCCAGTTCCAGACTGGTGCAGGCAATGTGATGTACGGCGGCCGGCTCAACGGCACCGGGCACACCAGCAAGCACCCGTCGTGGTCGGGGCCGGGCACCTGATGGAAGACCTGACCGGCCGGTTTCCGGCTGGCCTGACGCCGAGCAGTCAGGCCAGCCCTGGCCCGACTGCCCAGGGTGATCTGCACAAGATGACCAGGTCGGGGCCGGGCACCGATTCGGTCGTGAACATCCCGGACCTCCTCGATCCCCCGGAGGAGAACCCGAGCAGCGGCCCGGTGATCCCGGTGAGCCACCCGGGCCAGCATTCGCGGGTGGTGGAAATGGAGAACGCCGCTGGGGCTGGCGGATTCCACACGATCACCATCGGCGGAGTCTGGAAGGAACTGCCCTGATGGCTTTGCCACCCACGCCGCCGCCTTCGTCTTCAACGGTGCCCGTGTGGCCAGGCGAGTCAATTACGGGCCAGGCCAGCCCGCCGCTGGCGGGCGAGCCCATTCCGCCGCACTATGTCATCGGGGATGACTGGCAAACGTCCTACTACGACTCGAACAGCCCGGCCCCGCTAGGTGTCTACGTCAAGATCCCTTCGGGTGAGGTGGACCTGACGACCGGGCGCAGGACGGGCGAGGATTTCCCCAGCACCGGCATGTGGAAGCAGGTATAGCCATGGCTCAGCCCGTATCGTCGCCTATCACCTCGACCCCCTCCCAGCCAGGCCAGCCGTGGGATGCCGGTTCCAGCGCTCCCGTTGACGCCTGGGTGACTGTCGATGACAACAGTGGTCCCGCGAGCCTGCAAGGTGGCCAGGTGCAGGGCGACTTCCCCAGCTCCTCGCCGTGGCGTCAGGTCTAACGCCCTAGCCCGGCCAGGTACCGGGTGAATGCCGGGTACCAGTCGATCTCGTCCCAGCCAGGCTGCCGCTGTGCGTCATAGTGGCGGCCAAGGAATAGCTCATCGACACCGATGCCCCACTTCTGTATCCAGCGGGCGAAGCATTCGGCGTCGTGGTACGGGCCATTGAAGTTCTGCCGCGTTTCCAGCACCTCGCCCACTTTCGGTGAGCCATGCCAGAACCGCGCCAGCCCCACGTCGTTGTGCCGCATCTGCCATATGTGCTCGTCATGGACTGACAGCCGGTCGGGGCAGGTTTGCAGGGCGCGCAGCTCGTAGTCGGCTTCGGGACCACCGATGGCGCGGAACCGTTCATCGAACCAGCCGATGGCGTTGAACCCGGCCAGCGACTGGAGCTGGATCGTGTCGCCGTGCGGGGCGATGTAGGTGTCGTAGCCACCGATGAGTTTGTCCCATCCGGGCAGTACCACCACGTCATCCTGCGACATCAGGCACCAGTCGCGCTCGGCGAAGGTGTGCCGCATGCACTGGTTCCAGCACCAGGCGATAGAGCCGGTCTCCCAGGAGGAGCGGAAGATATTCCGCCATATCTTCACCTGCGGGTAGGTGTCCTCGATCTCGGTGTAGTCCACGGCGGGGTCGTTGGCGATGACGTTCACCGTCTCAAACTGGAATGACTCAAGCCAGCCGCTGATGGTGGTGCGCAGCGTGGTCAGCCGGCGGAAGCTCACGATCCACAGGGATATCTCGTCAGGCGTCACGCCAGCTCCTCCAGCAGGGCGGCCCCGCGTGCCACTAGCACCTCATCGAGCGGCGGTGCGTGCAGCGGGGCGCAGTTCAGCAGGGACAGGGCGGCGATCACCATCACGTCGTGGGGGATCTCGCCGCCGAGCCATTCCCCCAGCGCGGCCAGATGCTGCGGGCGAACCCGCCAGGGCCTGAAATCCCCCCGCCGGGCCTGCCCCCAGTGGACGATCATCCCCGCCGCCAGCTTGGCCAGGTCGTAGCGCCGGTCGCCCCACCTGGTTTCGCCGGCGAAGTCTTCCCGCCAGTCGATGCCGGTGAAGCTGCCATCGGGGGAGACGACCACGTTGCCGAGGTTGAAGTCGCCGTGGAATGTGACCGGCCGGCACCCTAGTTCCAGCTCGTCCCAGTCGATCCGCGAAACGGCTGCCTCCGCTATCTTCCGCAGCCCCGGCTGAAGCATCGCCACGCGGCCGAGCGTCTTGACCCGGTAGAACCGGTCACACGCCAGCGACGGGTTGAGGACCATCACCGGATGCCACAGATCCCGGTGCGCCCAGTCCAGCAGCCTCGGCACGAGCCCCATGTCGGCCTCGGCGGCCTCATAGGCGGTCACGCCTGGCACGTACTCATAGGCGAGCATGTTCGGCCTGGTGTCAGCCAGCTTCGGCACAGCCCCGGCGATCGACTCCTGGCGCTCCACCCGGCGGGTGAGAGAGTCCTGGTCGGCGCGGAACTTGACCACCCGCCCGGTGGCGGGCAGCACGTAGGTGACCTCATCCGGCTTGGTCCAGTCATACCCCGACCAGGCCGCGACCGCCTGCATGTAGGCGGCCTCGTCGCCGATGTCGGTCCATACCAGCCGGCGCACGGCCAGCGCGTGGCGGTCGATCAGCGCCTGCAAGCCACCCGTCACCTGCCGCTCCTGCCCGAGCAGCCCGGAGTCCATGATCCCGGCCCAGAACGCAGGCAGATCATGGGCCGCGATCATGGCCAGCCCGGTGTAGGCATCGCCCGGCTGTGATGGGGCGGTCTTGTCGTAGATCGCCGTCGCCGAAGCTCCGCTGGAGCCGATCCGGCACCAGCGTTCAGGCGCGGTGCCAGCCGGGACCGGTGCGACGCCGGCCCAGGAGAGCGTGATGTCCCACAGCTGATCCGCCTGCCACAGTGTGTCGCATGAGGTGAAGATCAGATCCTCGCCACTCATCATCAGTGGCCGGACCGCGAGCAGCGAATGGCCTGGGCCACCACCCGGGCTATCCCAGCCCTGTACTGGCGCGAACGCGATCTCCCGGTCCGGGTGTGCCAGTTCCAGGTAGTCCTTCACCTGGGCGGCCCGGTAGCCGGTGCAGACGATGATCCTCGCGTCAGCCGGGGCCAGGTCTATCTGGTGGGAGATGATGGCCCGGCCATCGAGCGGCACCAGCGCCTTGTGGAGGGCGTCACCGGCCCGGCCCATCCTGGTGCCAGGTCCGGCGGCCAGGATGACGAATGCGGTCACGTGCGGTCATAGTCGTCAGAGATGCGGACAGTATCGGTGCCGTCGTCGTAGGTGGATATCTCCAGATAGGTCAGCCACCCAGTGACCCGGTGGACGACGCCGGGCCGGATGCGGACCATGGCCCCGGCACCGCTGACACGTCCCTGATCGGCGGCATAGACGTGGCCTGTGCCGCCGATGATGACCAGCAGCTCGTCCTTGAGTTTGTGGTACTGCTCGGAGGTGCGCTCGCCCATCCGCACGGCCAGGTACTTGATTGTGAGGTCATGGCTGGATGCGCCAAGGCAGTGCATGAATCCCCACGGCCGGTGATCCACTTGCTGGCCCGCCATCAGCGCGTCGAGCAGGTCACCCGTGGGCGATGGCATCGCGGATCGCCTCCCGCACGTACTGGTCGTCGTAGGGGGCAAGAACATTGGCCACCTTTGGCGTCTCCAGGTGGTAGCGGAGCGCGGCGCGGGCGCGCTCGAACCCGGTGCCCCGTCCCCCGGTGAACCACCGCTTCCAGGCCCCGGTCCAGTAGGCGAAGTCCAGGATCTGCTGTCCGTCGTAACATGACAGGGTGCGCAGCCAGGCGTCCACCTCCACGTTGCCGAACTCGGGGGCCACGTTGTAATAGCCGGCGACCTCGTAGGAGGTGCGCTCACCGGCCCAGTCCAGGTTGTGCGCCTTCACGGCGACCTGGCCGTAGACGCCGGCGATTGCCTTCGCCCGGTCGGGGCTGATCAAGTGCCCGCACTGCCGGTCGGCCCAGATGTAGCCACCGAACTCGGCGACCGCCGCTGACGGCCTGCACACTTTGGCCGCAGTATCCAGCAGCGCATATAGCCATCCCTGGGTGTTGCGCTCGCCGCCGATCTCGATGCCGGTCTTGCCGCCGTAGCGCTGGCACAGCCGGGTCAGTTCGATGGGCTGCATGTCCTGCGCCAGCTTGCTGACGTCGAGATGCAGCACATCGAACCCTGCGTCAACGTCGGCATCGAGGGCGGTGAGCCAGTTGTCGTCAGGGTCACCGTTCTGGTACGGGCCACCGTGGTCCCGCACCACCTCGGTCTCCCCGCCGCTGAAGATCTTCACTGCCTGCACGAGGGTGGCGCTGTTGTAGCCGGTGTAACCGGGCTCGAATTCACCAACCTGCCGGCGGGACGCGACGATCTGCGCCACCCGCAGCTTCGCCGCCTCCTCGACCACGCGCCGGGACGCGGCCCCCACGCACAGCTTCATCGCATCACCCACATGGCATCGGTTCCTCGCATTCGCCGCGAGTAGACGGGCAGGATTTCACCGGCCCGGCGCACCAGCACTGATGTCCCCCCGCGTGCCCGTCGTTCAGGACGCAAAAATGCTTCAGGGTGTGCGGCACAGACGCGATAGTAGCGCAGGCCACCCACGCGGTAACCTGTGCCGGTGGAAGCCGCCGAACTGACCATGGTCTGCCCGTCCCGTGGCCGGCCCGGAAATATTGCGGAACTGGCCATCTGCTGGGAGCAGACCGACGCGAAGGCGCGGCTGCTGGTCCTGGTCGATGACGACGACCCGGAACTGGACGGCTACCTATCCCAGCATCTCGATGCCGGGATACAGGTGATCGAGGAGCCCCGCCGACTCGGGCCGATCCTCAACTCGGTCATGCCGGCCATCGCCCAGCACGGCGGAGCGGTCGGGTTCCTGGGCGACGATCACCGGCCACGCACGCCCGGCTGGGACAAGGCCCTGGTGGATGCGCTGCCCGGCGTCGCCTACGGCAACGACCTGTTCCAGGGGCGCAACCTGCCGACCGCCGTGGCGATGTCGGCGGGGATTGTGCAGGCGCTGGGATATTTCGTGCCGCCCGGGCTGATGCACCTGTATTTCGATGATTTCTGGCTGACCCTCGGGCGCGAACTGGATTCCCTCACCTACCTGGAGGATGTGATCATTGAGCACATGCACCCAGTGGCGGGCAAGGCCAGCTGGGACGAGGGATATGTGCGGGTGAACTCGGTGCAGCAGTTCAACACCGACTCCGCCACCTACCAGCGATTCATGACCACCCAGTGGCCCGGCGACCTAGCCCGGCTGCGGGAAGCAGCGTGGCGCGGTGAGTGAGTGGAAGCTGTTCGAGGGGCCGGCCCCATACTTCTCCTCCCCGGAATTCTTCGCGGCCCACCCCTGGGTGCCGCCGGCAAACCAGGCTGGCCACGCGCAGCGGCAGGCAATGGTCGGCGAGATGGTCAGCTTCGTGCTCACGCAACAGGCTGACATCAAGTCGCTGACTGACCTCGGCTGCGGCGACGGCAGCCTCCTGCACCTCCTGCGCGGCCTGCCAGTGGAGGCGTGGGGCTACGACCTGGGTGAGGGCAACCTGAAGCGTGCCGCCGAACTGGGGCTTGACGTGCGCCGGGCGGATATTTTCAGCGGGCTGGAGTACGGTGACCTGCTCATCGCCTCTGAAGTCGTGGAGCATCTGGCGGAGCCCGAGAAGTTCCTGCGGGGCCTGCCTGACTGCAAAGCACTGATCCTGTCGTCCCCGTCAGCGGAAACCGGTGAATGGCACTATGAGCATCACGCATGGGCGTGGGATATGCCCGGCTACGCCGACCTAGTGGAACGCTGCGGCTGGCGGGTGCTGGAGCACCGCGAATGTGACGGCGGGGTCAACTGGCACGGTGGCGTGACGCGCCAGCAGCGGTTCCAGGCCATCCACGCGGACCGGGCACCACAGTGAGGGTGCGGCTACGGCCAGCGTGGAGCCGCGATCAGCTGATGGCGTTCTGCCCCCGTCCTCACGACCACACGCACTGGCCTGACCACATCGTCAGGGTGGACGACACGATCCAGCTGGCCCGGGACATGGGCGTCCCCTCCGTGGTCGCCGACCTGGCGTGTGGTGACGCGGCGATCGGGCGGGCGCTCGCCCCGGACCGGCTGATCCTCGGCGATTTCGCGTCCGGCTATGAGATCACCGGGATGATCGAGGACACCATTGACATGATCGGGCACGTCGGCATGTTCATCTGCTCGGAGACGGCCGAGCATCTGGACGATCCCGACGCGATGATGGTGAAGATCCGGGAGAAAGCCGACTCGCTGGTGTTCTCCACCCCGCTCGCGGAGTTCACCGACATTAACCCGCAGCATTACTGGGGCTGGGATCATGACGGGGTGCGGGAAATGCTGGAAGCTGCCGGCTGGGTGCCGGAAATTCAGCGGGACGTGCTGCACCCGCTCGCCCACTTCCAGCTGTGGGGGTGCCGGTGAACTTCAGCTCACACAATGTTCTGCTGCCAGATGGGACGCAGACTCTCCTGGGCCAGCCGCTGGTAGCAGTGTCCGGCATATGCCAGATGACATTGCGTGCCCTGGAACTGGAGTTCGGCCCCGGCCCGCGTTCTGGTATCAGTGTGGCGGACCTGGGCTGCCTGGAAGGCGGGTATACCGCCGAGTTCGCCCGCGCCGGGTATGACGCATACGGCATCGAGGCCCGGCAGGAAAACTACGACAATGCGGTATGGCTGAAGGATGCGCTCGGGCTTGAGAATCTGGGCTTTTTTCAGGGTGATGTCCGTACGCTACTGCTGGGTACGGAGTTCGACGCCGTGTTCTGCTCTGGCCTGCTCTATCACCTCGACGCCCCGGTCGCGTTCCTGAACCTGCTGGGCAAGGTCACCCGCCGCATGCTGATCCTGCACACGCACTACTCGATGGAGAACGGCCACCCGGAAGACGCCCACCTGCCCTCCGCTAGCTGGTGTGATCCCGTCCAGTCGCAGCACGAGGGGCGCACCGGGCACTGGTATCACGAAGCGGCTGGCCGGTGGGAAAGCTACGGCAACACTAAATCGTTCTGGCTATGCAAAGACGACCTGCTGCTCAGCCTCCACGAGGCTGGGTTCACGGAGGTGTCCGAAGTGCCTGACTGGCGCGGGCCACTAGGTACCCAGACGGTCCAGGGGTCAGGCGGTGCCTACCCCGACCATGGCATGTTCGTGGCGGTCAAACCATGAAGGCGCTGATCACCGGCCACTGTGGTTTCATCGGCTGGCATTTCAGGACCAGACTGGAAGCTGACGGCTGGGAGGTGGACGGCTGTGACATCGCTGCCACCAAGCCCCGTGATGCCCGCGACCTGTTCCGGCGTGATACCGGCCATTATGACCTGGTGGTGCATTGCGCTGCCGTCGTTGGTGGCCGGCAGGTGATCGAGCACACGCCACTCGACCAGGCGGTCAACCTCGAACTTGACGCGGCCCTGTTCCAGTGGGCGCTGCGCACCCGTCCCGGCCGGGTGATCTACTTCTCCTCCTCCGCCGCCTATCCGGAGCGTATCCAGCGCAGCGGCCGGATACGGCTCAGCGAGGACATGATCGACCTGGATGCCCCCGCCTTGCCGGATGAGCTGTATGGCTGGGTGAAGCTGACGGGCGAGCGGCTGGCCCGGCTCGCCCGGCGCGAAGGGCTCCCGGTGACGGTGGTGCGCCCGTTCTCGGGCTATGGCGAAGACCAGGACACCGACTACCCGTTCGGTGCGTTCACTGACCGTGCCCGCCGCCATGAAGACCCGTTCACCATCTGGGGCGACGGGCAGCAGGCCCGCGACTTCGTCCACGTCGATGACGTGGTGAGCGCCACCCTGGCCGTGGCGGAAGCAGACATCGAGGAGCCCGTTAACATCGGCTGGGGTGAGCCGGTGACGATGAAGGAACTTGCACAGCGGTTCACTAAGGCGGCCGGCTACACGCCGGGATTTAAACTGAAGACAGGTGCGCCGGCTGGGGTCGGTTACCGCGTCGCTGACCCGGGCCGGATGCGGAAGTTTTACCAGCCGCGTGTCACCCTCGATGAGGGCATACGCCGCGCCCTGGGAGAATTATGGACCCGCTGGTCTCGGTCATCAGCCCGACCTGGCAGCGGCACGAGTGGCTGTTCGATCGCTGCATCGCCTCGGTGAAGGCGCAGGAGTACCGCAACATCGAGCATGTGATCGTCTCCGATGGTCCCGACCCGGAGCTGGCCGGACTGATCGCCCAGATGGAGATGCCGGAAAACTATTCGCTGATCTTCGAGCAGATGTCCCCCAACCCGGACCCCCGGTGGGGGACGCGCGCCCGGCTCCGTGGCCTGGAACTGGCCACGGCTAACCTGATCGCCTACCTCGATGACGACGATTCCTACCGGCCGGACCATTGCGCCCAGCTGGTGCGGGCACTGGAACGCCATCCCGAGGCAGGGTTCGCCTACACCCAGATGGCCAGCCACGGCGGCGTCATCGAGAAAGAGGCCATGGCTATCATCGGCTCGGGCGACCTCGGCCCGTGCTCTATCGGCACGCCCATGATCATGCACCGCCGGGAGCTGCTGGAAATCTCCACCTGGGGACCGCCCGACTCGATGGAAGACTGGAGGCTGGTGAACCGGTGGATGGAACGGGGCGTCAAGGCCGAGTTCATTCCGTGGGTGACAGTGGACGTGTGGCCCAGTGCTTACCGCTGAGCCCCTGTCGGTGTGGGGTATACATGACGCCCAGGCCGAGGGCAACCCGATGCCGACCGGCTGCGGCTACTTCCGCATCAAGCTGCCGCTGGAGCAGCTCGGTGCGCACGGGTGGAAGGTGCACGCCCAGGCATTCACCCCACCCGCTGAGGTGGCGAACTACCGGCTGATCGTGGGCGAGCGGCTGGACCGTCCTCAGGTGCTCGGGGCCTGGCGACGGCTGCGGCAGAATCACCGCCTCGCCTACGAGATAGACGACAACATATGGAACGTCGATGTGACGAACTTCAGCGCCTACAGCGTGTTCACCCGTTACTCGGTCATCGACGCGGTTGAAAGCTCAATCACCGCCTCCGACCTGGTGACCGTGACCACCGAGCCGCTGGCTGAGGCGGTCCGTGAACATACCAATCATCCCAACGTGAAGGTGATCGGGAACTATCTGCCCGCCTCGGTGCTGACCCTCGAACGCAAACGCCGCGATCATGTGACGATCGGCTACGCCGGCGGGTCGAGTCACGCCATGGACGTCTCGATGGTTGCCACGACGGTGCGCAAGGTGCTCGACCGTGATCCCAGCCTGCGGCTGCACATCGTGGGCGTGGACTACCGGCCCACCTTCGGCCACAACCACGCCTACCACACCCGATGGGTGGATGACCCGGCTGAGTATTGCCTGAGCATGGGCGAGAACCTGGATTTCGACATCGGGCTCGCGCCGCTCGCGGCCACCCGGTTCAACGAGTCGAAGAGCCACCTGAAGGCGCTCGAATACGCGGCGATGGGCATCCCCGTCGTCGCCTCCGACTTCGGCCCCTACCCGGGGTTCGTGGTGGACGGCGTCACCGGGTTCCTGGTGCGCAGCAAAAGCGAATGGCGGGACCGTATCCGTGAGCTGGTGGCTGATGCTGACCTGCGTGAGAGCATGGGGGCCAAAGCCCGCGAGCTGGCTGCCCAGCATACGATCGAGGGCAACTGGGATAAGTGGGCCGCCGCCTACCAGGAGGTATTGCAGTGAAGGTGAAGCTGATCCAGCAGATGAGCGGCCCCCGCTACGACGGCCGGGACTGGCCAGACTTTGGTGTCGAGTTCGAGGTGCCCGACGCCGAAGGCCGGGATCTGTGTGCCGGCGGAATCGCGGTGCCGGTGGTGGAGGAGCGCAAGGTGGAAATCGCCGCGCCGCCGCCTGACCCCACCGTGGAGGTGCGGGCCGAGCCCGAGCCGCCTGTGGAGGAGCCAATCCGGCGTGGCCCAGGCCGGCCTCCGGGCAGCCTCAACAAGCCGAAGTGAGTGCGGGCCACACTGGACCCGATGCGTTAAGCTGATCAGCGAAGGGCCGCGCCCATCGAGTTCAGTGGAGCCTGAACCATGGCACTTGCGCGGGCCTACAAGGTTGGTGTCTTCGACACCTCGACGCCCCTCGCCACGGGCGCGACCGATACGGTGACGACCCCCATCCCGATTCTGTACGGGGTGACGACCTCGACGGCGGACTGCTACATCTCCTGCGTCCGGGGCAGCGTCCTGGGTGCGGCAACGTTCCCGGCGAACGCTTCGGTGACGCTGTCGCTGAACATCAACACGGGCTCGCAGGCCGGCGGGCAGACGGCGCTGGCCCGGCAGCTCACGGGCAACGCGCTCGCCTCCAACATCTTGTGGAAGACGGCGGGCGGCACCACGGCGGCGGCGATCACCGGCCTGACGATGACCACCGAACTGTGGGCGCAGAACATCCCATTCACGGCGGGCAGCAACTGGGGCGAGTGGTTCACGCCGGGGTTCGAGATCCCGATCCCGATCTCCACCCAGTTCGCGCTGTTCGTCACCGCGACCTCGGCTGGTACTGGCACCACGTTCCACGGCGAAGTCGAATACACCGAGTAATCCGTGTCTTTCCTGACTGGCACCCAGGCCGAGCTGCTATATTCAATGCCCGCGTCGGGCTCGGCGGTCACCGCTGCCGTGATAACGGTGATGTCGGGCAGCACGGCGGCGAACCCGGCGTACGCTCTGCCCGCGAACTATTTCAGCGTGCAGAGCGGTACGACGCCGGGGAAAGCGCTGCTGCTGAAGGGCGGCGGGTCGTGGGCTACCGCTACCGCCGCGCGTACCACCGCCTTCACGGTGGGCCTGGACACCACCGCCGGCACGCTGGGAATCACTCTCGCCAAAACAGGCACGCTGACTACCGTTGTCCAGGCCACTGCCGCCGCGTTCGACTTCGAGGTACTGGTCACGATGACCGCGCAGGGCGTCGGCGCGACGGCGGGCACCCTCAATGCGGTCGGCTGGGTGGAATACGGTGTCGCCAACAATGCCGCCACAGGCACGTTCGGTACCTACAGCAGCAACAACGCATCACGGTTCATGATCGGCACCCCGCAGACGGCGGTCACGTTCAACACGCTGACCTCGTATTACCTGGAAGTGTTCAACACGTGGGACGCGACCACGAACGCGCCGACGACCACCCTTACAAACTTTTACGTCTTCGGCCTACTCTGACCCGTAAGGGGGTAGTCATGGTTATACGGAAGATCCTCGTGCTGACGACCCCGCTGCTGGTACTGCTGACCTTCTGTCTGCCCGCTGCGCAGGCTGATATCGGCACGACCCTGTATGACACCGGCCACGCAACGGTGTCCCAGATCCCATCCAATGCACAGATGGTGGCGGGCGGGGACGCTTGGACGCCGGCCGACTATGCCATGTTCCCGAATGCACAGCACGTCCACATTTCCTGTACCGGCACCAACTACACTGCCGAGGTCGTCGACTTCGAGACCAAGTGCGTGTTCACCCAGTCGGCGCTGGTGAACTGGGTGCAGCAGCATCAGGCCCTCGGCCTCGGCCCAGGCACCGTCTACACCAATCACAACAACATCGCCACCGTGCAGGCCGACCTGGCCGGCTTCAGCTACTACTTCTGGGTGGCCGACCAGACCGGGACAAAGCACACCTACAACGGCCCGTCCAACGAGATCGCCACCCAGTGGTGCGGTTACGGCAGCGGCACCGACAACTGCCCCGGCTTCCCCGGCACTGACAAGATAGATGAATCGCTGGTAACCAATCCAGCGGCGCTGTCAACAGTGAACGTGCCAGTGCTTCGCGGTGAGACCTTGCAGAACAGCGGCACCGGAAATACCGGGTCCACTATCACCGTCAATCTGCCAAGTGGCATCCAGGTGGGCGACATGCTCGTCATCTGGATGACATGGAACGGCACCAGCACCAATCCCACCCTCACGGGCTGGACGGGTTACACCAAGGTCACGAACACAATCGGGATCAAGATGTTCACCCGGGTAGCGGACGGTACCGAGGGGTCGAGTGTGAGTATCGGCTTCGCGCCCGGGTTCAACGAGTCGCTGATAGCCGCCGACTACGCAGGAGTCAGCTCGGTGACCCCGCTTGATCCGGTGCCACCCAGTTCCGGTCAGATCAACAACGCGAGCACCACCATCACGGTTCCCGGCGTGACCACCACGATAGCCAACGATGAGCTGGTGTGGTTCGGCGCGACCACTGGGCCATCCGGGGCCACTCCCGGCGTGATAACCGTCCCGTCCGGGTTCACCACAGAATCGGCCCAGAACAACACCAGCAATACGATAGGCCGTAACGAGGGCACGATCCTGGCAGACCAGGAACTGGCGACGGCGGGCGCGACCGGGAACGAGAACGGCGCTTCGTCTACGTCGGTGGTCAACGCTGGCGTGCTGGTGTCGCTCGCCGGCCCGTAAATCCCGCGCTGGGCTGACGGCCCAATAGGAGGCTGCTGTGCCCAGCCTGCGCGGTACCCGGGGGGCGCTTAGATGACGACCCTGGTCAACAATTTCGAGGGCATCACCCCCAGCGGCACCACGCTGACCGCTGGGGCGGGTGGCAACACCGGCGGCGTATCCGGCAGCTTCTTCGACACCATCACGATCGTCGCCGGCGGGACGCTCGCCTCCGACTCCACCCACGCCGCGCACGGCAACCTGGGTGTTAAGGTCGCGACCGGTGGCACCGCCGGTGGTTCGAGCTGCTCGTGGACGACGTCGCTCACCGGTTCCACAATCCCCACGGTGTGGTTCCGCGAATACCTGTATTTCACGGCTAACCCCGCCGCTCAGCACCGTGTTTTCGCCGCGCTGGCCGCCGCTGTCTGCGGCAGCATCAACATCAGCACGGCCGGGAAAGTCGTCGCGCAGAACGCCGCCGGGACAGCGGTCCTGACGTCCACCGCCTCGATCCCGCTTAATCAGTGGTTCCGGATCGAAGGGTTCATCACCGGCGACGCCGCCGTGGGGCAGATCGAGTTCAAGCTGTTCACCACCGCGCTGGACAGCGCCACGGCCGATGAGACGCAGACCTCTGCGGCGAACCTGAACACGAACGCCGCGATCACCCGGGCAGCGTTCGGCATCACGGGCACGTCGATCGCGAACGCCGGGCCGTACTGGATAGACGACGCTGGCGCGTCCGACGCCGGCTATCTCGGTCCGGTGGCTTCGCCGCCTGGCCCCGGGACGGCACGGCCCGGTAAGACGTGGCTGCGCAGGTTCCACCACCAGCAGCAGCAGCCGCCGGTTTCTGTCATCACCGCTGCCGTATCTGGGCCGCCGGTTTACCCGCTCGGTCACCCCATCCAGGCGAAGCAGTACCCGCCACTGCAAGGCGGGCGTACTAGCAACCGCAGGGGTGTCTTCGCCCAGGCTGGGCCTCCGGTACGGATGTGGGACGGCCCGGTTGCGTCCGTCCAGCCCCGGGTGCCGCCACCGCGTGGCCGGGTCACTGGCCAGCGTGGTGTCTACGGTCAGGCTGGGCCACCGGTCCGCATATGGACTGGGCCGGTTCAGGCCCGGCCACCGCTTGGGCGCGGCGGTCACGTCGCCACACGCACCGGCTTCTACGGCCAGAGCGGTCCACCGGTCAGGCAGTGGGACAGCCCGGTCCGCGCACCTATCCCCGCCCCGGTCCGTGGTGGCAGGGTCGCCAGCCGCGACGGCGTCTTCGCTCAGACTGGCCCGCCGGTCCGGCAGTGGCATGCGCCTGTGGGGGTGGGCCGTCAGCAGCTGCCGCAGCCCGTCCGTGGCCGGATCGTTACCAGGGCTGGCACCTTCGTCACCGTCGTCACCGGGGCCGGGCCGCCGGTCTACCCGCTGGGCCATCCGGTTCAGGCGAAGCGCTGGCCTACCCGTGGCGGCTCGGTCACCACCCGCGACGGCGTCTTTGATCAGGCCGGGCCGCCGGTACGGCAGTGGGACGGGCCGGTCCAGGCCCGCCAGCCGCTGCCAGCCCGTGGCCGTACCAGCAACCGGTCCGGGACGTTCACATTTGTCGCTACCGGCCAGGGGCCACCTGTCTATCCCCTGGGTCATCCGGTCCAGGCGAAGCGTCTGCCCATCCGGGGTGGCCAGAACGCCAGCCGCGACGGCACCTTCGATCAGCAGGGGCCAGCGGTCAGGCAGTGGGATGGACCTGTCCAGGCCCGTCAGCCACTTCCGCCGCGTGGCCGGGCGCAGGGCAGGGCTGGCACCTTCACGTTCGTCGCCACTGGCCAAGGTCCGCCCATCTACCCGCTGGGCCATCCGGTTCAGGCGAAGCGCCAGCCGCTGACTGGTGGCCGGGTCGTTCGCCGGGCCGGCACCTTCGCTCAAGCGGGGCCACCCGCCAGGGTCTGGCATGCGCCTGCCGGTGTCGGCCGTCAGCAGCCACCGCCACCCACCCGGGGACGGACGGGCTCGCAGCGCGGCCCCTACGCCCAGACTGGCCCCAAGGTCAGGCCGCTCCAGGGACCGGTGCGTGCCCGCCTGCCAGGCCCATACCGGTCCGGGCGCTCGGACTCCACGCTCCTGCCGGCGTTCGCTACCCCGCCACCACTGATCTCTGTTGCTACGGGAACCGCAACTGTCAGCGACCCGCGCAGCGGCATCACGTCAGTAGCGGACCCGCGCAGCGGCATCCCCTCGGTGGCTGAGGCTGCCACTGGCATCACGTCGGCCACCGATCCGCGCAGCGGCATCGCTACCGTCGCCGACCCCAGGGATGGGCCTGGCGGCTCGGTAGGATAAATCTCCATGGCTGAATTGTGGCGCGAGCAAGACGGGCTGACCCTGCACAGCCACTGGGACGCAGGCGGCGAATACTGGCTGGAGATCGTCCACGCCGAGCCCCGCGCCCTGTTCGGTGGCGAACTGCTCCGCATGGCACGCCGGGGCGAGACGATGTCCTGCCTCGAAGTGTCCACTGGCCCGGTTGGCGTCGGCAGCGTCGTCACCATCCGCGCCCACGACCGGAACGCGGTCTACCGGCTCACCGAATACGACCGGCAGCACGATATTTATGCAGGTGAGTGGCCGGACTAAACTGGCCACAGGTAGGCCGCGCTGACCCGAGGGTGGCTGCCGCATGGGCGCGACCGTGTTCTTCCAGAACCAGGCTGGCAACGACATCGCCACCCTGGGGATGACCTTCCAGGTCAATAACGTCAACGCTGATCCCACCGCCGTCACGTGTGTCATCACCGACCCGACTGGCGCGGCCACCACGCACACGGTTGGCGCAGGCCCCTCGCCTGCCGACATCACCAAGCTGTCCACTGGCGTCTACCAGCTGCTCATCGGCTCCACGATCGTCGGCATGTGGTCATTCCAGTGGACCGGCACCGGCACCGCGTCAGAGCTGGACGCAGGCACCTGGACGGTCAACCCGGCAGGCACGATCCACCAGTTCTACACCAGCGTGGAGGAGCTGAAGTCCCGGCTGAACATCACCGACACGGTCAGCGACTTCGAGCTGGAGCTGGCCGTGCAGGCGGCGGCGAGGTCGGTTGAGAGCTACTGCGGCCGGTTCTTCTACCAGGTGGCCGAGACCCGCACCTACATGCCGTATGACATCTGGAGCCTGCCCGTCGATGATCTCGTTTCGGTCACGTCGATGGCCACCGACCAGGACGGCGACGGTGTGTTCGAGCAGTCATGGGTGCTGGGCACCGACTTCGAGCTGGCGTTCGGGATGTGGGAGTTCAACCAGAACGTCACTGGCGAGGCCCGTCCCTACACCCAGATCCGGGCGATCAACGCGGCCGGCGGCGGGAAGTTCTTCCCCTACACCTGGCCGTTCAGCCGGCTCGACCGCATCCAGATCATTGGCGTGTGGGGCTGGCCCACGGTGCCATACCGGGTGAAGCAGGCCACCCTCCAGGTCGCCAGCGAGCTGTTCAAGCTGAAGGACTCACCGTTCGGCCTGGCCGGCACGTCGGAGTTCGGCATGGTGCGGCTTCCCCGGGGCGGCAACCCCTATGTGGCGAGCCTGCTCTGCGACTACGCTAGCCCGATGCACAAGGTCGGGATCTGATGGCTGACCTGACCAGCGTCTGCAACGCGCTCGCCACCGTGCTCGATACGATCCCGGGCCTGCGGGTCAGCTCCGGGTTCACGTCCCAGGTGAACCCGCCGATGGCGATC